ACTAGGGTCTATTACTCTTATGTTTATCTTGTTACCATTAGGGTCTTCTACGATAAATGAACGAAGCCCTCCTTCTGTAAAACTATATCCAGATTCCTCAGGAAAAGACTCTCTTAGGTCTTGAATAACTTTATCTCTAGATTGAGACAGAAAATCGCCATTATAGATAAACGATATGTCATCAACATCTTCTTTTTTAATCTCATCTCCGTTTTTGTCGAAAGCGAAAATAGGGATGCCGTCAGCGTTTTTTGGAAAAGCAATTTCCACAAACTCTAAATCTCCTGTCAAGTCGTTGTATCCAAAGCTACTTCTCTTTTCTATTCCATATCCTGTCATAGTAGAAGCTTCTGGATTATTAGGAGCACCAGATATCATCTCTTTATTCATCACATGGAACGTTCCGTCTTCGATTCCTTTATCTAACTCTTCTAGTCCAGCCATTTTGCCGTTATATACAGCAACAACTCTTTGAGCTTCTGAAAGAATTTTGTTTTGACGTCTATTATATTCTACAGCGTCTATCTCTCCGTTGTCAAAAGATCTCTTGTTAACAGCAGTTTGTTCTTTTATTGCTAAAACTCCATCATACATTGGGTTGTCGAAACCTCTGTTTCCATATTCAACCTTACCTAATGCTTCATTGATTTCTTTTTCATAATAACCTGGCTGACTAGAAGTTGCTTTAGAAGCTGCGCTTGCAGCAGCCTTTCTCTTCTGAGCAAGAAGAGCTCCGATTCTACCTACATCTGCTAGTGCTGGGGCTAATAAACGACCTCCTTTATATGCCATAATTATTAATTTATTTAAATAATCCTCCGATTAATCCTCCTATTTTAGAAGCAAGACCACCTTCTCCTAAAAGACCTCCTTGCCTTTTGCTTCCTTCTTCTTTTTCTCCAAAAATCAAGCCTCCTAGACCATTGATAATGCCCAAGTCACCGCCTGCTCCAGCAAACATAGTTCCAGCCGAACCTAGTGCGTCTATCTGCATCTGTGTTCCCGCTGTAAACTCTTGTTGTAAAGAAGCAATTTCAGCAAGATCTCTAGCTTCTTGCATCCTCCTTCTTTCTTGAGCGTCTTGAGCTCTCATTACGTCATATTGATATTGTTGTTGAAGCATTTGACCTCTAGTCCTTTGCTCCTGTTCTGTAAGCTGAGAACCCCCTCTAGAGAGCAGGGCCATGGCCTCTGAGGCGCCAAGCTGTCCAGCTACATCAGTTAATTGACTTCTTTGAGCAGCAATACTTTGTAGTTGTTGTCTTTCAATTTCCATAGAAGGCTTAAGTTGTTCTAATGGACTGGTCGATATATCTTGATATTCAAATTGATCTAGCAGTCTAGAAGACCTTTTTTGTGCAGCTTGTCCAGCAAAAAACTGAGCTCCAGCTCCTATAGTTCCTAGTATTAAACCTAATGCCATTACATAATTGTTTTAAATACAAATATACCAAATTTACGTATAGCTCTTGACAGCCTCTACGCCAGCAGCAAACAGCTCTACGAAAGATGTTGATTTATTGTGTAAGGTTATTTTTGCATGATATCCTCTGAGACCAAATGATTCAACAGAAGACTCTTTTACGACAAAACAAAAATCATTTAAAGCGGGGTCATTTGTTGTTGAATCAACAGTAATGATTTGTCCAGAAGCACTGGTTATTGTCCCTACTAAAAACGTGTCTGCTCCGTCTTTATAGTATAATTTATCAGATCCACTACCTGCAGTAGACCTGGCGTTTATTTGATTTGGTACGTTTTCAAGAAAAGTAAAACTATTAGTTGACTTAGAAAGCAGGTCTCCTAAACCAATCACTGAAAGCTCATTAAAATTCAAGCTGTCTGTGCTTTCTCTTCTAATATACGCATATCTAAACCCTTCCTTGTCTACGAACTTTTGGTCTGTTTCAGAGCCTATGACTCCAGATTCTAACTCACTGTCTAATTCAGCATACCAAGTGTTTGAGTTTGTTTCTAATATTAAGCTTTTGTACAGCTTTATTTCTGATGGACCTTCATTAGAGCTATAGGTAAAAGAAACCCCGTAAGATGTTCCGTAAAACGAAGTTCTGTCTACATCAGAAACGTCATGCTGATATATGTTTCCGTCTTTGAATGTATAAAACTGATTACCAAGATGAGCCATCCATTCTGGTTCGTAAGAGTAGAATGAAACCCAACCTTTATTTATATCGTCGTATGTTAATGTTGTTGCCATAATTATGGTTGACCTCCTCCTGAGGCTGTTACTGTTCCTGAATCAATTACTTCTCCTGATGTATTAATCTCCCACCATTGGAATCCGTTATCTGGATCGAAACTAGCGTCTGGAGAGGTTAAAACTACCCAATAAGCTGTAACTGAGTAACTGAATTCACTAGAGCCTGAGCATATTGTCGTATTCTCATTTGTTAGAATAGTAGCTCCTTCACCCTTAACTTGAGTTCTTACATCCCATGTAGTACCATCTCCAGGCTGTAAAGCTTCTTCAGCGGTGGCGTATGAAGCTGATGCCCTAGCTCCTCCAATGTAGTAAGTGTGTACGTTATCTAAACAAGCGTTTTGCTCAATACCACCTGAGCCTCCAGAACCAGAACCTGTCTCTGAATCTTCACCACCTTCGTCTTCAACTACACCTGCAAACCCATAATTGTAAATTAAGTACAATTTATCGCTTGCGCTCGTTTCATTGAAAGTAAATGAAGCTTCGTATGTTTGAGCTTCTAAGGTTTGAGTGAAAGTAGTAGCTGGATAGGTAGCTTCTAAAGAAACCTCAAATGCAGTTTTATCAGCAGATGATATCAAATAACCCATACTACTAGCATCGTTAAAAGTAGCTGTATGTACTCCAATTTGTTTTAAAGATGTTATTGTTATTGTATCTCCATCTTTAGGAATATATTGAGATTCTACTGACTCTGTAAATGACTCGTCTCTACAAAGCCCTCTAGAAGTAAATACATCCATCTGACCATAGTCATTCCCGCTGCCAACTCTATATGTGTTGATTATAGTTTGGTCTGCAAGGTTGTTGTCGTTTAATACGTATATCACAACCTCTCTTGTGATAAGTACTGGGCATTGATGAGAAATCTCTATATCAGACTCTTGATTCGCTGTTGCTGTTACTGTAATATAGTTTGTAGTATCTATATTAGCTTGAGTAGCAGTAAACGTAAAAGAACTTTGTCCGCTTAAAGAGTTGTAAGCCTGTGTAGTTTGGTCATGAGTTACAGAAAAAGAAACATTTCCTGTGATGTCATAATTAAATACTAAATCACCTGGCTCTGTAACCTCAACACGATAAGTGTATGTACTTTGGTCGTCCATGGTTTTTCTGAATACTGAATTACAGTCATAGTTCTTCACTAAATCTAACGGAATAACCTGACCAGAAGAAAGACTATGATTCATTGACAACACATATTCGTTGTTGTTTGGATCATACCCTCCTAAATTAAATTTATTTTTATACTCAAACAAGTTTTCCTTGAAATACGATTTCATTCCATTAAACGAAATAGGTTCGATGCCTTGGTTGTCAAGCCTCAGAACCAACCCTCTAGTAGCGTCTGTAAAAAACATTGACGCTCCGTATTTCGCAAAACTTTCTGGATTCTTAGAGATACCAAAATCTCCTTGAAATGGAACTTCTTGTCCCAATACATCTTCTATACTAGTCAAACTAGCTGTTCCATCCGAAGCATATAGCAATGATTTTCCATATAACACTTTCTGTACCTTATCCTCTTGAAAAACAATCAAATCATTGTCTCTAGCGTGTAGTTTTTGTATTGAACCATACTTGGCATCAATTAACTTAGAAATGCCTCTAGAAGCGTTAAATTCGTTTATAGAGCTATACGATGTTTGTGGGTTTACTGCGCCTGAGTAAATCAGTGTGTTTGTTAGGTTTCTTCTTCTATACCCATCTACTAAAACAACATTAGGTCGAAGGTCAAAGTCTAGGTGGGCACCTAATCTTTCGTCCTTGACAAACATGCTTTCTGCTCCGTTACCAAAAGATATGCAGTTTCCTGTTTTCAATAGAACCTCAGCAGGTAAACTCGCTGTTTGGTCTTGTAGATTTCCTTTATGTAGTCCATTCTCGATATCAAAAGACTGAGAGGTTTCATAATAAACCTCGTTGTCTAAATCTTCAGGTTCTGTTTCAAAAATCAAAATATCTTCAGAGTTAATGATTATTTGAATCTTAGCTTCAATTCTAGCGCTTTCAGCTAATCCTGTTTCTTGAGTAGACTGAACCGTCACTGAATGCCTATAATCTGGAGATGGACCTACAGCAAAAATCATTCTAAAGAAGTCGTCTGGATCCTTGTAGTAGTTTTGCCCTACAGGCTTCTCCCAGGTTGTTTCCGCAATCATAAACTTCTCTAAAGCAGAAGTTGTATTATCATTTGAATAAGAGTCAGAAGCAAAGTATTCTTTTTGAAACTCTCTCTGGTTTCTATTAAAAATTTCTTTAGAATAAAAATCAAAAGTAATTCTTGTGTTCTCATTTATTGAGATGTTTTGAAAAGCCCCAGCATCGTTTCTGTACTGAAGCAATCCCTTATAGTCTTTTGCAGGTGGAGGTAAAAAGCATTTAACAAAGCCTTTGTTGTTTGAGTTAATTCCACTTTTGATTTTACCGATATGCTCGTATTCATTATACAGCTCAGAATTGAAATCCATTTGAAACCCCACAGGTTTTATCTTCATATAGGTTCCAAATATTTCCTCAATAGGATCCCCAGCAGCGTCTTCGTTTCCTTGCAGCCACCCTTCTTGAGCAGTCTGCTCTGTTATTTGTCTTGTGTCTGCTACGGTCTTGGTTTCAACATCTAATACTTTAACCTTAACCTCTTTATTCATTGGCCCAAGGCTATCAGATTTGACTATTAAGTTCATTCCTGGCTCAACCTTGCCAGCATTGTTTCCAGTTAAAAGCACCCATCTATATACTCCTTGTTCATAAAATATAGTAGCATATAATGTGTGACTTCTACTTTTGTTTCCTTTAATAAAAAACTTATATCTATCAGCCCAATATGGAGGCTTATGATTAATTGTTATTTTAGGCCTGTTGATGTTTACAGACTCACTAACAGGAACAAATATTTCAGACCTGTTTTGACCTGTTGTGCTAGAGGTTGGTAATACAGAAGAATATCTTCCAAACTTATCTAGGTATACGATACCTGTTTCATAACTCCTATTGCTTTTTAAAGATATAACTGCAGAGGACTCTCTAACAGAAAATTTGCTTTGGTTTTGCCATTTAAATTGCTCTAAACTAGGAGTTCCTCCATTATGAGTTATGATAGGTGCATTCAAAACCAGAGAAGTAGCGTTGCTAGCTCCTGTGTCGACAGAAAACGTACCATAGGTTAAAGACGTTGTTCCTGGAGAATTTGTTGTTTCAGCGACTTGAGCAAAGACAGCATTTAAAGTTTCAAGTAGCTGCAAAAAGTCATCTGACTGATAAAACTCTATCACATTTAAATGTGTTTTAGTAAGCTCTATGTATGCCTGTCCTAAGGCCTCTCCTCCAAAATAAGCTGGAGGTCCAGTAACTTCATCTGAAGTCAATTCAAATCCAAGATAAAACAAGTAACCTTTAACAAGACTTATTCCTGATAAGTTTAAAGTTATTTGTTGCTCATTTGCGCTTATACTATAAGGGCCATCCTTGCCAAAAACATCAAGAGTTTCTAGCTGGGCTGAGTAATCGAATTTTATGTAATCTTCTTCACCTTCGGTCTCTACTAAATCATACTGGTCTGTAATATTACCGAATATAAGCCTGTTCTCAATAAAGTCTTGAGCTTTGGCTGTCAATGGAATATTATCAAACGTCCTTTTGATTTCATCCTCTGGAAGTATTGTATAAACCTTTGTGTTGTCAAAAGCATATGTTTTTTCTACATTGTTTAGATACGCGTAGTCTTCTTTATTAATAGTATCTATAACATAAACGTTGTCATTACCTGGGTTCTTAAAGCATATTTGTATATCTGTAACCCTTTTATCTCCAGTATTAAAAGTTAGGTTATATGCGTTGAAAACATTAACCATACCTTTATTCTCCATCGTTTCGTAATCTAAATCAAAAATCCCTGGAGTAAACTGATATTCAGTAAAAGCAGACAAAGCAGAGTATTCTCCGTCTAAATACTTATAACGATATGCGAATGCAAAAAACCTTTCTCTTACAGCATTCTCTGTAGCATCTGCTGTATTAAAAGGAGATACTGTAATAGCTTGTCTTGGAGGCTTCTTATATAATGATATATCTTCGTCTTGAAAGCCATTCAATCCATAGGATTTAGCTCTTTCAATATTAATACATCTTGGAGGGTTTAAATTGTCGGTAAATACAAGAAGGTACTTTCTGTTTGATATGTTATAAATAATATTAGCCCCTGTAATCTTATAGTTCTTGTCGAACCTAAGAACTTGATTTGAGCCAGTCCTTTCATCTTTCAACACATCTGTAACAACACCTTCTCTTACGTCATATTCAAATATATAAGAATGCCCACTGTCATTTACCACAAACCAGTATATTCTATCATTAGCTTCATCTGTAACAGATCCAATACATTCAGGGTTGTTAGAAACCCCGATGTTAGTGATTCTTTTATTTCCCTCTACGTTTTCAATGGCTCCTACGTCTGAACCAGAAGTATTTAAGACTCGGATATTTAAGGCATCAATGTATTCACCTTTAGGAACAAGACGCTCGTCTAGCTCCTTATTCATTTTACCCTTAATGAAATTATTCTGAAGCTTCATATTACTTTACCCATTTAGTTGCTCCTCTTAATACTTGAGTGAGCTCATGGAGTTTAATTGAGTTTAATCTGATTTTAGCATTACGCAAAGAAGCTGAAGCTTGTTTTTGAGCTCTTCTTACAATATACTCTTGAACATTTAGTTTGCTCTTCAGAATACTCGCTTGAAGATAGTCATATATGTAGTTTTCAGCAAGTTTGTGAATCTTTATTTCGCTGTCTGCTAAATCATACATTCCATCAGATAAATATTCAATAACAACGTCTTTTTTCATTAAATCAGAACTAAACATGATAAAGCCCTGGTTTTTGTCTATAACGTATGTTCCATTAGAATTAGCTGTGCTACCATCAATCCCGTATCTGCCACCAGTATCTAGAGTTGACGGAGCTGGATGGTTTTCTGCTTTTGTTTTAAATGATGTTTCTGACACAGGAGTACCAGTTAGAGCGTCTCCGTTGTTGTCAAATAATATATTTTTAGCATCAGTATTGTCTTGCAGATACGCAGTAGGCGTACTTAAATGCCTATTAGGCATTATTGGAAAAGATAGTCCATTAGCTCCAACATATGCAACCTTAACGAGAGTTACGTAGTCGTGAGGTAAAGCCATCTTTAAAGTATTAGGTACTTCAGCCTCAAAACCTCTAACCTCTCTTAGTGCATCATAGTTTAATTCCTGTATTGCTCGTTTTGCATGGAATACCACTTCATTTCTATCAACTTTATTTATAACCTTGTCATCTCCTACATAAACAAGAAGAAAATCATTGATAAGGTCTTGCAGTAATACATACTGATAAGAGCCCCAGTTTAAATCCTCTGGATTCTGCTCTGAGTTTTTATAATACTGGTAGTGAGTTAGTTCTGCCATTTATTAAGTGTTTTTCTTTTGAAACTCTTGTGTTTCAATAGCGTTTGTTACTTCAATTACATCTTTTTCTCTAACGCTTAATCCAGCATATTTACATATCCTAATTACTAAATCTGCTTCATCTGAAGGCGGTAACTCAAAGTCCGTTGAACTCGAAGAGCTGTATACAGGGTCTCCAAGTATTGACTCATATCCCCAATGTGGGTCTTCTGGTTTACGGATATAATTAAGAGTAGCCGTTGATGTTGGTGCTGGAGATACATATAGTTTTTCTCCTAGCCTTCTATACATTTTGTAGGTGGTTGAAGGAGCCATTAATCGGCTGTTCACAATCATATCCCATTTGTGCTTCTGAACCTCTTGAACTACTTTCCCTTCGTTTATTAGATTTATTATTTTATATTGATTCGCAGGAAGCCCATAATAACCACCTAATGAATCATTATTTATAGATAAAAGAGTAGATGTTGTGAAAATATCTATTTTGTTCTGTATCTGATTTGCGATATCCCCGTATCCCTGCGCTTTTCTTCTAGCGTTTTGCAAGGATATTGCTCTTGCATATTCTGAAAAGTAGCCTTCAAATATTTCTAGCTGAGCTTGTTTTGCAAAATAATCAAATTCAGAAGGTGTAATAAACCCCCTGTTATCCTTGTTTAATAGGAACATCACAGTATTTCTCACACTGTTAATCATACGTAAATTGATTTTAAAACAAAAATACAAAAAAAGGGACTGCAACTAAGCAAGCCCCTTTTCAAACAAATCAGCGAGAGATTCGTGTTATACTACAATTCGTTTGTGATTTTTTGCAAAACATCAAGTCCTTCATCGGTCTTAAAAAAAGTAGCAAGACCAGAGTAAACATTTTCGCCATAAGGCACTACTGTAACTTTTTGTCTCTTATCTTTTTCCCAAACCACAGTTCTGTTATCATCCTTGATGTGCAATATCTTCATTTCAACAGCTCTAACAGCTACGTTTCTGAGCCTGATATTCTCATCATCAAGAAGCGTCATAAATTCTTTTGGGTTATTCTTAGCCCATATAATCATATCTCTTCTTAACTCAGCAGAAGACATATTTGATATTATTTTTGATTTTGGCATTACAACCCTAGCAACACCTTCAAGTTCGTTAATATCCATGTTTTTAGCCGCTACCTGAGCATCTAACTCATCGTAAATCTTAGAAACATCTTCTTGAGCATCTTTGTCTTTGTCAAACTCAATAAATAGCTTATTATACAATGGATGTAAAAATATAAATTTCTGTAGGTTTATTTGTTCTGCGGTTGTAACTAGCTTACCATTTTCAAATGTTATAGGCTCTACAATAGACATTCCATCTTGCTCATCTACAAACGGACTTATTTGATTAGTAGCCCAACGAAGTGCTCTATTTAAACGTCCATCAAAGTGAGTTAAAGGTCTGTTAGCAGAATGCTTTACAGGAATCATATAGCGTATAGGAGTCGCAGTTCCTGTTAAAACGAATATACGTTGTTTTATTTCCATTTCAGGAAATAGACTGGCGTATCCAGTCAAATCTTTCTTTGCCATTTTATTATAATTTAATTTAATTTAAAAAAAATAGGAGGGGCATTGGCAGGGCTTTTACATGCATGGCGTACCCCTCCGTATTTTATGTTACTATTGCATCAAGATGAAGTTGTTAGCTCCCATAACACATAATGCACGCTCTGATAAGAAGTGTACTTCCATGTTATCTTTTCCTGATGTAGCTGCACCACCAGCAGAACCAGTGATCCAAGACTTATATCTACGATCTTCCTGAGAAGTCTGTCTGTATCGAACGTGTAAGAATGGTCTCTTAACGCTTTCACCCATAACTTCGTCATGTACAGTAGTTGTACCTGCAGGAACCAAAATACCGTTGATACCACCGATGTTTCCACGAGTAGTTGCATCATTCAAGTATTTCCAGTCAGTTTTGTAGAAATCGTATCCGATCATGAATCCAGTAAACCCTAAGTTAAGAGCCATATTTTGGTCATTGTCGAATAATCCGTAAGAACTGGTTGAAGCTCCTGAATTGTTCTGAGCAGCTAGAGCTCTGTCGATATTGAAAGAAGTTGTTCTGTTAACGAAAAGAACGTTTTCTTGAATAGCTCCTTCTTTATCAAGTACTTTAGCAAATGCCTCTAAGTCATCACGGTCAGTGATATCTCCTGAAGTTACGTTACCATTGTTTTCTACCTCATAGAAAAGACCCTTTGTTCCTTTGTAATCAGCAGCTAATCCAGCAACAGCAGATCCAGCAGCAGCAGGCTCTCCTTCAATCATTGAAGTTTCTAAGTCCTCAAAGCGTTGACGAGTTTCGTTCTCAGCTTTAAGATACCATAAGTATCCACCACCTTCTACTTCAACCCATCCGATATGTGTCATTTCTGAACCAGAAACCTCGTACTTATCTTTGATGATAATCGGGTTGTTCTCTTTGGTATCGAAATTCACATCTAAGCTCCCTGACATAGAATCTGTTCCTTTTCTGAATTCAGAACCATAAACAAATAATGTAACCGCATCAGCAGCTGTAAATGAACCTGTACCTGAAGTAAGGCTAGCTATAGCGTACGGAGCAACCTCGATAGAGTCAGTAGCAGAAGCATCAGTAATAAGACACTTCAATTGCTTAGAAGCATCCGCGTTTGATACAACAATTGTTTGGTTGGTTCTGAAGCTGTGTCCAGTAACTGCGATAGTATCACCGTCAGTGATAGTACCTGAAGCCTGAACGTGTAGTCTTCCTTGCTCAGACCATACAATTAAGTCAGAAGTACTAGGCATTTCTGCTCCTACCATTCTTAAAAAAGAAGATACTGAGCGATTTCCATATCTAGCAAATTCTTGCTCATATAGGTCTGGTAAATATTGCTGCGTAAAATCGTAATCAGACGCAGTTAAATAGTTTTCGTTTGATAATCTTTTTGCAGGTGCAGGAGTAAGAGAAGTAGAACCTCCTAATGTACCAGCGCCTCCAAATGTAATACTTTGTGCCATTTTTTAAATTTTTTTATTAGCGTTTCTTAATCTTTAATTTTGAACCAAACGTAGAATTGTCTTGCAACACTCTAAATTTAGGCCCTTCTTTTGCAGATTCAACATTTTTACGCACACTCATATCAATATTTTTTCCTTCTGTAACTACTTGATTAACCGCATCTGCCTTTCCTTGTTCATAAAAGAACGAGGCAAAAGACTGAGGGTTCATAGCCATAGAAAGAGCTGTATGATATGCTTTTGCGTCTTTCAGGATTCCGTTTTCATCAATATGCTTAGAGAAAAAGTTGTTTAGGTCTGAGTTTGCAGACTTTACATCTTCTAAGTTTTTGGGCTTGTAAACTAGCTTTCTGTCCCCAACTTTAAAATCGAAACCTTCGAAATCTTGGTTAAACAGCTTACTGGTTTGTTGCTCAAAAGAATCTCTTTGCTTCTTGGTGTTTTCCTCCTGTTTAGCTAAATCTTGTTTATATTGAGTATAAAAACTAAAAGCCTCTTTGTATTCTGTAGGAGCATTTTCACCACTTGACTCAAGGGGAGTTTTATATTTCTCTTTCAGACCTTCAAAGTATTGCCTAGCTTTATATATCTCTTCTTTTTTATTAAGCGTTTTCATCCTTATCTCTTCCTCAGTAGCATTGTCAGGATTATACGAAAACTTAGTGTCAAGTAAATAATCGTAATCTTCGCTGTCAAGACCAGGCTTTGTTTGAGCATAATACTCTTTCAACAAAGCATCTTCCTGAATATCATCAACATCTTGCTGAAGCTTAATAAAGTCAGATAAAGGCCTATTAGTCTCCTTTTTGTACTCAAGATACTTCTTGACATCTTCTGGGAGCTCTATAGACTCTTTCTCTGTGTTTTCATTATTTGAAAGAACTTCTGGCAGTGTATCTAAAGTCAAATTAAACCTATCAGTCAATAACTGATTCACTAATTCTTCTCTACTTACTTCCTGCGCCTCTTCTTTAGAATCTTCTTGAACCTCTGGTTCAGATTGTTCAGTTTGTTGAACTTCCGATTCTGTTTGTTGATTTTCTTGCTTTTCTTCTTCTATAGGTTCTTCACTCTTCTCCTCAACGGTTTCGATGTTTTCTCCTACAGAGTTAAATAAGTTCGGGTCTAATTTAAAATCAACAACATCATTAGACTCTTCAGATGATAAATTTTTAGCCATCTTTAATTAAATTTAATTTATACAAAAATAATATATTTATACTATTGAATTATTAGCTATATTTTGCATTAATCCAGAGAATGGGTTTTGATTATCGTCCTCTTTAAATTCAATAGCAGGTAAATCTTTTTTTCTTTGCTCTATAAGCTTACTTTGTTGTGAAGCTTGCATTTCGGTTCTTTTGTCCTTACGATTTTCTTTCTCAGAATCTCTTGATTTAAAGCCTTCAACTTCCATTTGCTTCAACTGCATTTCATACTGATATTTAAGTTGCAACATCTCTTTCTCTATTTGAGCTTTCTGTTGAATCTGTTGCATTTCTATTTGAGCTTTTAATTGCTCTATTTGACTTTCAGCCTGAATCTTCATTTGCTCTTCTTGCATTCTTGACTGTGAAGCTGCTTGTGCAGACTGCATATTTGACTGAGTCTGCATATCAATATTTCTTTGTTGTTTTTCTGCGTCAGCCATCTGCTTCCGTTGCTTTCTAACCTTAAGAAGCATATTAGCCATCTTTATGTTTTTGATGTATCTAATATCAATGGCATCATCTAGCTCAATCATTCCTGCAGACAAAGATTGTTGTATGTTCTGTTCTAGCAACTGCTTTTCTTCCTCGTCTGGCTCTAGTTCGATATAAATACCAAAATCATGTAAATGAAGGTTTTTTATATTCTCAATAATAGCAAGGTTGTTCTTGCCAATCATCGAAGCGAAATCTTCAGAAAACTCAGAATATTCCAATATATCAGATATTCTATAAGATAAAGCCTCACAAACTCTTCTGCTTAGTGTAAGACCAGACTCTAAAATATGTCTTGTAGCAGTATTGCTATTTAAAGCGGCCAACTTTTGTATTCCAACTAAAGCGTATTTGTCAGGAGTACTCGCGTCTCTTGCTTCATTAATTCCTGTTACAGACCTAATCATATTAAGCTGATAGTTGTACATTGAAATTAAACTAGATAGTTTAGCATTTGAACCACTCGACGTAAGCTCTTGAATCGGAACTCTTGCGTTATTAAAATCCCCGTCTTCGGTATAGCTACGACCAACAACAGAACCTGTCTGAAAATACATCGATAATGCCTCAGAAGGATTGTAAGTGGCTCCATTACCCAAATCAACGCTATTCAATCCATCTACATCAATAAAAACACCATCAGGTATCATCTTTTGAACTACCTGTTGTATTTTTAAATGAATAAGCTGTATTTGGTCTGCGAAAGGAATCATTCGTCTTACTAAAGAATCAACTGTTCCTCTTGAAAGTTTAGGTGCATTTACAATATATGGAGGTATAGTTCTTTGGAAAGCTGAAGAAGGACGAACCATATTCTTCATTAAATCCCATTTGATAATACGATTAGCTCCCATAACTAATACTCCTTCATACCAAACATCAATTTTTCTTGCTGCTCTTGTAAACCTAGCCTGTTCTGTTTTAGGAGGATTAAATGTATCTTCTTTTTTAAGAGCCTTTTCTCCACCTACTGCAGTTTTCTTTACCTTATAAACTACATCTCTATCTGTTTTATAGCAGAAATAAAGAAGCGTAACGTGTTCTTTATCCATTCCGCTTTGAGAAGTTACGTTTTGTAACCCTATATAGCCATCGTGTCTTCCTGCAATCTTAGCAATCTCCTCTAGTTCTTCTTCTTCAAGATAAGGGTTGATTTTTTTAAGTTCAGTAACATGTACAGACTTGACTTCTCCATAATAATAACAATCATTGAAGTTAGGGTCTTCTGTTGGGGAGTACACTAAATTTACTGGGTCTACGTATTCTAAACGAACTCCGTCGTGCTCATCAAAACTATGACGCACCGCTGATATTCCTAAAACCACAGCGTCTTCATCAGAACGCCTTTTAATTTCATCGAAATTGTTTATTTCAAGAATAGTATTAATAGCGGCCTCTTCTGCCACCTCAATAGATTGCTTATAAGTAAGCTTCATGTAAAGGTCTAGCTCTTCATCAGTTCTTGGAATATCATTCTCGTTATAAGTAAATCCGTCTACACCAGTTTCATTTTTAATCATTTTAAGAATGTCATAAGCAGCCATGTCGGTCTGCATATCTTCTCTAAACTGAAACTTTTCTAAAGCAGACTTCTCATCGATAGCCTCTACATTAACATCAAATAGTCGATTTGATATTCCGTTTACTACGATATCTACAAACTTACTTACTATTGGAACTGGAGTCCAGTCAAGGTTTAAGTACGACAAGTCTCCATTAACGGAAAGCTCATTTTTATACTTCTCAATATCTTGTTCTCCTCTTGCATATTTTCTTCTTCTCAAATACTCCGACCTGAGCTCTCCATAATAGCTTGAGCTGTAATCACGAGAGAACCATTCGTGCTCAATAGCAAGACCTACTCGTAACCCATACTCAAGATCATCTTTTTCTGCGTTAGACGCAAATTGGCTAGGAAACCCATTAGTCTTGCCGTAACTAGGATTCTTCATTATTGTTTTTTAATAATTTGACTCACGAAACCGCTATTATTGTATCTAGCAAAGTTAAGATTTATTTCAGTACGTTTTTCTTGCCTAGTCTTTATGGAGCCTTGGTTTGCCATTATAGCAAAGCCAGAGCTTACTGTGGCGTCAAAACGCGTCCTATTGTTGATATCATAATTAGACCAATCAAGCAATGTCCTAGTAAAATACATACTTCCTATATCTCCTACTTCTCCAGATTCAGTGTTATTTATGACGCCTACATTCTTCTCTATATAAGCCTCAATAGCCTCAGCATGAGCAGAAATAACCGCTGATGATGAAGGTATGCCTCCAAGTTCTTTCTCTGCCTTAGAAAGCATGTTTTTGTTCTTGTCTGGCCTGTTCATTGAGAATAATCTATACCCTCTTTCTTTTAGATAATATAATAGTCTTGGCTTGTTGTTTTCTACTAATATTGGCATTCCATAAAAATGCAAAGCCATTAAAACATCTTCATAAAATATTTCAGCAGTAGGCGGTCTTGATATGTATTCCAAAAAGAAAGCATTCAAAGGAGCGTCATCCATGTGAAACTTAGTCATACCATGTAATGACCCCTTAGAGCCGCCTCCACCTACAGTCCCAGATATGTCGTAGCTATCACATCCAAAAGAACCTATGTGAGCATTACCAGGAGTTTTTCTTCCATTTGACATCTGTACATTATTCATCATTCCTTGTTCTGGAATCCAGCTTACAAAAAATCTTCCTTTAATATCTGGCGCCCAAACTACCTCGGTATCTCTTTGACCGCCTTTCCAATAGAAGTTGCCTCTTGTGATAGAGTTTTTAATAGCACTAGAATCATTGTAGTCTATTTGCTGATATATCTTATTTAGATTAAATATAGTGTTCTTTGATTCGTCTCTAAATGCATGAGCTTCAGTTCTTGGAAATTGTCTATAAAACTCGTTCAAGGCATCAGCATCTGACTTCAGACTTTCAACTTCATTCTCCCAGTAATCAATAGCTCCTTGACTAATTACATCTCCGAAAACATCTACTACCTTTTCATCTGGATTATAAAAAACAGGCTGACCAAACTTATCAATGAATCCCTCCATATTCCACTCCATAGGAATAAACAAGTTGTACATACCGCTTTTAGTTTGTCCATTTGAGTTTCTTTCCTTTGGGTCAGAGTCATAAAATAACTTCTTAAAATTATTCCCTCCTTTTTCAAGAGCATTTGAAGTAGAACCCATCATACATTTACCTATGATTTTACTACCCAGTCGAAGGCATGTTTTTGTAACTCTCCAACTATTTAGTATATTATCAGGCTTTTCCCACTTTCCACTCTCGTCATGAACCAACATCTTCAGTTTCTCTCCATCATAACTGTTGTCTCCTGTGTTCTTCCAATCTATTGTTGTGTCAAGACCCTGTAGGTCGTTTTGAACTGCAGTATTAGATATAGACTTTCTTGTAATCTTAGAAGCAGGCACTCGATATGCTAATTCAGACTTAGGCCTGTCCATACCATCTTGTATGGGTTTAAAAAAGAAAGGGTAGTTTACAGAGATAGGTACTACTTTATCAGTAAACATTTTTTTGGCATCAGAACCTGTTTTAGAAAGTATGCCGAATCTAGCGTCACTTGTAATCGTAGCTTGATTTACAGTTTCAGAAGAAGACATAAATGAAAAACCAGAACGTCTATTTTTTAAATAACACATTCCGTAACATCTTCTATCCGCCTTACAAGCCTCCCAGTAGATAAAAAAAAGACGATTAGATTCTCTATAGTCAGGCTTTCCTACATCAATTTTAGTCCACTGCAGGTACATATAGTGACTTCCTGTTATATACGTTGGGCTGCCATTATTATAGAACCAAAACCCATATTCTCTTCGGTTAAACTCTTCTTCGATAAATGGTATCCATCTTTCCTTGAATTCATTAGATGTTTCATTCCATGAAAATATAGTTGCAATAGACCTAAGCGCTCTTGGGTACTCAGAAGATTCCCAATATTGCTCATGTTTTTTAGTAGACCTTTTGTGTACTTTTTTAGGTTGAAGAGGCAAGGCTATCTGAAGCCCGTTTATATACAAGACATCACCTATAGCTCCGTTTTTAGATATGATTATAACATCATGTTCTGCGTCATAACCATATACCCAAGATTTTTCCTTATTGCGTTTAGATATGACTTTTTTTTCTATAGGAGATACGATTGTAGATAATCCTAACTCATCCATGAATACATTTTTCTTTTAGATATATAATCAAAATCTAATTCCTTTGAATACGCTTCTTTTTCAAAAGGGATGTTGACATACGCTAATTTAAGATCTCGATACTTTATTAAATTAAACAGAAAGAACAATAAATAGAGTGCGTAGAACCCAACAACCAAAAGCTCAATACATTGCCAAAAATGTATAGTCTCGTGATTGATTGTTATCTTACCCCTAATATTGTCTTTTTTGTTTTTTCTGATGATAACGAAAGGAAATATAGCTATACCCCCAACCCTAAAGAACCAAGAAAATAAATTCAATATAGTATCATTATATATAACGATAGGTCTCATTTAGATCTTCTTTCAGCAAAACCACCTGTTAGTTTTTCGCTTTCTTTTTTTGGGTCATCAAGCATATTCTTTTCGTTCTCAATCCTATTTAGTATTTCAAAAGCATCAAATATGGCTAGTTTCTTTGTAGCTGCAGCATTTTTAAGTCTGTCTGCGGCCAATTCGTCTTCAGGGTCTGGCTTTATAATATCTTCTTCCGCAACCCTTATAAGTTGCTGCACAGCTTTTCTTCCAGCCTCTATTATCTGCTCTTTAATTTTATTTGTGTCACTCATTTAACAATACACATATATCATTCGTCCTCATTCTGTACATCTTCTGGTCATTAATTGTAAACTCATATTCACTGTTTTTAGTGAAATTTACCTTACTCCCAGTATATATGTCCAGAGACTCTAGGGAAGGGTTTGAATATACTACAACTCCTGTGTTTTCTTCTTCTCCTTCTTCATAAAGATAAGAATTTTCTTTATCTATAGGACGAACGAAACAATACTGATCTACTGATTTCCAGTCTTTTCCGTCATGATACAGATAAAACTGCAAAGGCGTTATCATGTATATATCATCCATGAAATAATTTGGAGACTTACGAGGCCTGCCTTTCATGTCATGATATATTCTAAATATATTGTGGTGAACAACCAGGGTGTCGCCTTCTTTTATAAAGCCTTCGTAATAGGTTGGAGTTGAAATAACCTCAGCAAAACGATTGACATTCATATGATTATCAAGCGTTGAGTTTATTACAATCTTTTGTCCAGCTATTTCGATTTCATTATTGTAGGCTTCGCCCTTTGGTCGTATTAAAAATCGATAAGGAGATCGCATTATAAATTAATATTATATTCTATTGAAGTAGGTAATGAATTATTAAATTCTTTCCATAAAAAGATTTCATTGTCTTTAGCCACGTAAAGAGTATAAGACTGACGTTCTTCATTGAAGTCAATCAAGTGTATTTTGTATGTGCCATTTAGCACTTCTTGTCCTACAACATAGTGCATACCCTCCTTATAGCTATTGCCAATGGATATCTTTCTTATATGCATTCTATTCTTGTTTAGTGAAAGTTCCGTCTTTGATGTTGAGGTTTATCTCTCCATACTCATCACGAATCTCTTTTTGTAGATTTATAAGGCTATTGTCTAACTCCATGAGCTCGTTAATAGCGTTTGCTTTTTTAAATTCTAAAGCTCCAACATGAGCTTGAAGACTTTGTATTTTAGACACAAAGGCTTGTATTTTTTCTAATTGTTTTTCGGAGATTTTTTCTTTTGACATGTTATTATATTTGATTATTGTAATCCAGTTTGTGTTATTGACAACGTAGAGCTGTCTTTAGGAGTGTTAGGGTCACTAGAATTAGTGAAAGTTATGTTTGCATATCTATCTCCCTCTAAGCCTTGATTAAAAGAATACGTTATATTAAAGTTTCTTGTGCTTCCAGATGAAGGTATGGAGCCTATGCTTATCCATCCTGTTTCTGTTTGTCCTCCAACTTCATTTGGTTGATATGAGACGCTTACACTAACGCTTGAGTTACTTGGACTTATAGACATGCTGTAAGAAAAAGTACCTCCTTGTGGCGAAATACTTGACGATCCTTGAACAGAGATAGAATAATTTACAGGCTGAGCATCGTGGTCATAGCCTCTAAATTCACTAAGCCTATCACTACCTACCACTTCATAAGTAGGGTCAAATCCGTCTGAATTATTGTAGTTGCTATTAAAAACAATAGCCAAACTATCTGTAGGCAACACATCAGGCCCTTGAATGCTTTCTATTTCATCAATTACATCTTGCAATGATATGTTACCTGTTCCTACTGCCACTTTCTAATTCTTTAATTCTATTTTCAAGTTCGTGAACTTTCGCTACTAAAAGGTCAATATACGAAACGCTTTTCTCTCCTCCTTCTCTGGTATGCACAAACTCTGGATGTTTTTCTTCCAAATCTTGAGCAATAACCCCAAATCTAGTTCTTTTACTCCCCTTAAAATTATATTCTTTAAAGTCTACATCAATCTTTCTGTCAGATAAAGGTATTATATTTTCCTTAAGATCTCTATCAGAACTCAATATAAAGTCTCCAGCAGTAATTGTGTTTGATCCAAAGTTAGGGCTTCCTGTTGTATACACTATACCCGCAGGAAGTACTGAGGATATAGAAGACACTTCAATGTCTCCTGCTGAATCAAAAACAGCAATATGACCATCTACCATGGTTTGATTTGCAGCCAACGAAAGAAATCCGCTAACCGCCACACTATCAATGGCTGTAACATGACCAAAACTATCAAAAGAGATATCTTGTATAAAAGTGTTTCCTGTATTATTTACACTAGTAGCTGCCTGAGGTGCAGTGGCAGGATGAACTCTTAAATACCTGGTGTCAAAAGAAGAGCTTTTTAAAGGAGTATTATCTTGCCTAGTCAAAACAACTTTACCTCCGTCAGTTCCAGTGGTAAGGTCGACTTCTATTGAATTTATTTTAGCCGAATAAGCAGAATCCCACTCTGATATATCAGTGCTTTGTATGCCTCCAGCAGCAGATGCAGAGAACACAGGATCAGATTCAGTCACAGTGCCTGTTGCTAAGTTATTGACGTGACCAAAAGTGTCAAACCCAATATCTTGTATAAAAGTATTTCCTGAGTTGTTAGAGTTCGCAGGAACGTTTGCAACAGCAGGGTGAGTTGTTAAATACCTTCCATCTAAATTTTTTGTTAAATCGGAGCCATTAGTTTTTTGCAATGTAAGGACGCCTGTAGTTGTGTTAAACTCCAGCCCTGTGACAATATTAATATAAGCCGTATCCCAGTTTTGTTCTTCCTGAGCAGTTGGAAGAGCAGAAGACAAGGCAAAGTTTGTGTCCAAATAACTTTTAGTGGCAAGCACGTTAGAATCTGCTGATATATTAAGATCATTACTTGAAGCAGTCAGGACGATTCCATTTGAAGAAGTTATATTGTCAGCTGTGGTAACAGTTGTATTGTCTCTCTTTAAAAGACGAGTTGAAACAGCACCCCCTGTTCCTGTCACAAACTGAACACCTGTAGTGTACTTATTATAAGCGTTATTCCACTCCGTTATATTAGTAGAAGTTATCCCACTTGCAGCTGAAGCGCTAAAAATTGGATCTGTTTCTTGTGCGTTTGTAATAAACCCTAAAGAAGAATTATCAAAATTAAAAGTAAGCCTACTATTAGCTCCGTCCTTACCGACGGTGATTCCGCTGCCGCTTTCAAAATCAACTGTTCCTGTCATTGAGCTAATACCATTAACAGTGATGTCTGAGACAACAGAACCAGAACGGGCATATATAGTGTCTAATTGATTTTGTAGTCCAGTATAGTTAAGCCCTATGTTTAAGGCTCCTATCGTAGTCCCGCTAACAGTATAATTATCATTAGGGTCGTCATCAACAGACATTGTCATGTAAGACCCTTTTTTAATAAGAACGCTTGTGTTTGTAGAAAGAGAGTCTGTTTGTTTTCTTAGTCTTAACCTAAAAGTGTCTGTACTTCCTTCTTCGAAGAAATACATGTTCGCTATAGGCTCTAAGGAATCCCAAGTGGATATCTTGGCAGCCGTTAACGTTTCTATAGGCGACTGAGGGTTAGTCCTGTCGTTAGTGAAATCTATTTGAGCTGTATACCCTAGAACAATATCGTATTCCTCATCAGAATCTTTGTACATATACAGGTCTTTATGAAAAGAACCTGTAGAAGAATCATATATAAGATTTAAACTGGCGTCTGTTATGTCCCCTATAAGCCTTCCTTTGTACCAGGCTTCTGCACTATCAGAACCGTTTTGTAATATCTTAGTAGAATCTTCATTATAAATGTCTCCTCTCAAACCTATCGACTCTGTACTGAAATCAATAAACCCCGTCATTGTTCCCCCTGCGATAGGAAGATAATCTCCTGAAAAGTCTGGAGGGGTGTAAGTAAAAACTCCTGTAGAATTATCATAAGAAACATCTCCGTCTCCAGAGGCGGTAGCCTTAGGCCCTACGCTTAAATTTGCAAGGGCTATATAATTAAAAGAGTTTATTTCTGATTCAGTGTAATACCTAGCGTCTAGATTTACACTTTGATCAGCCGCGCCTTGTACAGTAAGATTTAGGTTTCCATTAGCATCAAGAGAGGCCCCGTTTAAATAATAATTAGTGTCAGTTATACCTCCTTGTCCTGTTTCAGAAATATCTGTAAACGAATCTGATAAATTGCTTCCAGCATTAGCTCTTAAAAGAGTTACGATTTTCTGACTTCCATCACTATTTTCAGTAATATCAATGCCCGTAATCATATTAGTATAAGCACTGTCCCACTCACTAACATCTGTGCTGGTAATATTTTTTACATGAGGAGGAACCGTAGGATCGGTCTCTGATGTCAAGTAACCTGCCAATGCATGATTACCCCACCCATAAGACGTTTCGATTTTAGTTGACTGCTCAGGAGTTACTTGATTTATGCCGCTTATCTGAGTGTCTACATACGACTTAATAACACTAGATATACTAAGACCTGTAATATCTCCTGAATTCAAAGTAAATTCAGTCTCTATTTCATCTAATCTATCTTGTAAACTCTCTATAACTGCAAGTTCACCTACATCTACAGACAAGTTTTCTTGAAAATAAACAAATAAGCTTTCAACCGTAAAATTCTTTGTTGTTATTCCAACAGAATCTGTACCTATCCACTTATCTTCTAGAGATATTCTATTATCATTAGGGTATGTACTAATCCTGGCCATTCCTATTTGTTTTTATTAGCAGCATATTTTTCAATTCCTCTAGAACCAAAATACGCAACATAAACAGTTGTAACTAAGGTAGTCAATAAATTTACCCACTTGTCATCAACAGAAAATATTTCTAAGGAATCCAAAACAATATAAATACTAAGAGCAAAAGTCAAATACAAAACAATAAGCGGTCTAGCTATCTTTGTAAGCTTTACATCGCTATTTGCATCTGCTTCCCATCTTTTAGTTACGCCATCCATCTCCATAGAATCCATTTCAAGGAGTTTAAAAGCGGTTTCTTTGTCTTGAGGGGTCAAACCATCATCTTGGGTTATAAGGTTCTTTACAAGGCCTAATAAGCCTTTATCTGGAATGCTGTCTGCTAACGCACCAGCTAATCCGTTTTTGGACACCAAGAAGCGTCCGACTTTCGTGTCTTTGAACTTTTTTTTAGGCATATATCCATACTACGTCTGGATCTTTACTATCATCTATATCTACGTGGATGAATGTATTTGCAATCCCGATTCTATTAAAGTTATATTTTATTAGCAAAAACAGAAGTTCAAATCTTTCTCTACTGTTTTTCACGGCAATGTCTGCCGCAAATCCTTTTAAATGAGCCGATTCAGAAACTCCATTCACCTTATGGTTCCAAGCTTCTGTTCTATACCCGCTTGTAATTCTAATAGGCTTTCCGTACTCTTCTCGAACCTCATCTAACATTTGTATAAGAGTATCGCACATATTTTGCCCACTGCCCTGAATATCTGGGCTGTCAAACTCCTCGTATGTGAAATACTTAAAGTGCATTACTTTTTAATACCAAGCTTTGCAGTCAACCTCCCCCATAAGGCAACAACTTGACCTATAAAGAAAGTTACAGAAGCAATGATTTGGTCAGCGCTTACCGCAACCTCTTCTGCACCAGCGATTATTTCCGTTGAAGCTCCTTGAACATCAACCTTTCCTTGTGTCAAAGCAAACACTACACCAGAAATAGATGATATCACTAAACCAATAATAGTCTTTGATTGATACCATGATTTAAGTTGTTGAACCTTTTCTTGAACTAATTTTTTAGCCATTTTTTCTATGTTTATTGATTATTTGTTCTATTTCTTCACACTCCAAGTCTAATTTGAAAGACAAATCAGCGTTCCATTGATGTATAGGCTTGTTGCCTTTGTACAATATAACAACAGGAACTGCGTTGATTTTACTTTTAATATCTGTTTTCTGGTCTTCTAAATACGCAAACCTATAATCGACATCATCAAATATGTTAAGATTAATACTATTATTTTGATTCCATTTAGCGTTAATCTGAACTAATGTAAATTCTTGGCCTTTAACTAAAAAAGGCATAAGGAAAAAGAAACCAAAGTATATCAAGCTTTTCATTTGTTAATTATGTCATACAGCTTCGAGTCTATATTATCCAGTTTTTTGCTGTTTTCTTCGACTTTTTGCTGTGTATTGATTATTGTCTCACGTATTAACTGATCTTTCAAGTCGTACTCCGTTCTACTTATTGCAGGTTCTGGCAATCTTTTCGCTTCTTCAATGTCCTTTTGTAGAGCAAAATACATCGTCACAAGCGACACGATTCCAGAAAGAATAATAACGATAGTCTTTATGTCCAGAGTCAGTTTTGTGTTTTCGTTAATTTCTGCCATAAGAACTTACATTTTTATATAGCAAATATAGCAATAAGAACGATTCGATTAACTACCAAAGGTCCAGCCCATAAAGGTGTGAGCACCGTTTACTCCACTCCATGTGTTTTCATCGTACTGAACTTCTGCTGCAACCCATCCGTCAGGGAATACTACATCTCCGTTCTCATCTAAAAGCTCTGCTTTTCTCCAAAGAACATCTAATGAGTAATTGTCAGCTTGAACACCAGGAGTTAAAACATCACCGTTCTCATCATAAGTTGGTTGCTCTGTCCATAGTCTTCCAAGTTTTACAATAGAGTGTCTGTGTGTTGGGAATGTTTCACCGTCTTCTGTTACAGAAGGTAAGGCGTCAATTTTCGCCTGTGCTGTTGCTTCGTCAGCAAATTCGTACTTTTTGAAAATGTACTTGTTATTCATGATTTAAAATTTATGTATTACTTGTTAATTGTTGTAATTCTGTATCTGTTAATGCTTCTGGGAAGTATGCTATTGATTTAACCAAACCTTCATATTTGTTTGCTCCATTTGGATTCTGAAACGAAAACTCACTTAAACCATCAAAGTCAATTATGTTACCTGTATTTGTAGTTGCTATTTTAGAGCCATTTATAAAAAGAGCATTATCTCCGTTTTTATATTTTGCAGCAAATTTAAATATAGTTCTGTTGTCCAAATTGTTTACAGAAATTTGCGCGACAATACCAAGGTTTTCAATAAAAAATATAAAAGCATAATTAGCGTTATGATAAAGAACGATTCTTTTGTTAATATCCCCATTGCTTAAACTTATAAAAGCTTGAGATGATACCCCGTCTTTTTTTATATTTAACTCTCCATATATGGTTCCCTCACTATCATTAAACGTACTCTCATCTCCTCCGCCTTGACACACATCTGCTAACCTTGTTTCTGTTTGTCCGTTTGTAGGGATATACGATGTAGCGTAAGAACCTTGTTCTAATTGTGCGCCATAGATGTAATAAGTTCCGCTTTGTCCGTGTGAGTTTGTGTAAGTGTTATCTGGATAGGCTTGTATCTGCGCTCGTCTTGATGAAGAAGAAACTGAAGTAGGTGGGAGAGAAACTCTATACCATCCGTTACCTATAGAAACTATATCTCCTATTGACGATGTTTCATTTATCAAATCAACAAAAGCAAGACTACCGATTAATCCTACCTTAAAGTGGTTGAAAGTACCTGCTTTTATAAAAACACTTAAAACTCTATCAGCAGTAACAGATATTGTAGGGTCGTAGTAAATTCTACCACTATCAGTAACAGAAATCAAAGTAGCGTTCGTTTCTCCATCTGGAGAGGTTAATTGATTAGCTGTATCTGTAACAGAAACATCTGTATTCCATAAACTAAAGTCGTTTGAATTAAGATACTCATTAGTCCTTTGAGGTTCTAACAATAAAGCCTTTCCGTTTGTGTAGTCTATGCGTGGTGTGTCGTGTCTATTAGGTCGTGTTACTGCTTCTGTTGTAGTGTCAATGTAAGGAGTAGCGAAATAACCAGCCTCTAATTGTGCGTCTTGTATGTAGATAGAACCACTTGTTGCTCCTACCGCCCCATCTGAATCAGCGACATATACACGGACAACAGATATAGTATAGTTAAATTGCATCGTACATCTATACCATCCGTTTCCTACACTTTCTATTGATGTGTCAATTCCAGTATCACTAACACCAACAAGTCCATTTTGTAAATCAAAATAACCAACTTTAGCTGCGGGAGGAACATCAACCCTTAAAGCCAACCAATTTGAAGTATTTGCTTTTGCATAGATAGACAAAGTTTGTGCGCCACTTTGAGATATGTTTTGTTCAACACGCCCACCAGCATTGTTTTTAGATATTAACCAAGCATCATTGCTTCCGTCGTAACCCTCAAACCCATTTGTAGGAGTGTCTAAATTAGCAGCGTTCCAAGTAGTGTCAAACTGATTAGATTGCAACAATAAATTAGTAGCCTCATTGTGAAACGTTTCTATCAACCCATCTTCGTTTACCCTTGTAGCTGCACTACCTCTTTCAAATTCAAAAGGTTGGTCAAAAGGTTTGATGTTGTATAACTTCCCTTCTTTATATCCCGAAGGTATTTGTACTAAACTTGCTCTATCAAATAATGCCATTA